CCCTGACCGCCACGCCGACGGCCGTCGAGCAGATCCCGATGACCGGCGCGCAGTTCAACCTCTATCTGGACACCACCAGCGCCGGGATTGGCACGACGCAGCTGATCGCGCCGCTCAAAGTGGACTACAAGGCGTCGGGCTACTACGACCCCTTCTGGCCGATCAACCGCGCCAATGCCTCGTACACGGACATCGTCGACAAAGAGAAGAAACACGAACTGAAACTGAGCCTGGAGGCCGACTCCACCGCCATCGCGTTCAAGGGCTCCTACCTGGAGACCGGCGCCCGCTGCTATGTGCGGGTGAATGGCCAGGGGCCGCTGATCGATGTCGCGAACAGCGTCCATGCCAGCTTCCAGCATGACATGGCGTGCTTCGTCTCAGACATGAGTGAGTTCGGCGACGAGGACGGCGTCTACAAGGTGGACTACACGCTGCAGGTCGCCGAGGACAGCGCCTGGAGCACTGGCCAGGCGCAGAAGATCACGCTGACTAACCTCGTCCAGGCGCTCTGAGCCAGTTGAAGCTGCGCTAAACGGGCGGGCTCAGTCGTCTCTAGATGTGAGAATGTGCTATGCCACTCAATCTGGCCAAGTTGGTCGCCAACAAGGCGACCGCGGCCATCGACTTTGGCCCGGCAGCGGGCGTGCTGCACGTCGAGTATTATCCGGCCAAGCTGACCGCGCGTATGCTGGCCACCTACACCGCCGTCGATCCAGCCGCGCTCGCAGGCGCGTCGTCCGAGCGCGTGCTGCAGGCGCTCTCCAGCCCGACCGAGATTCTGCTGGCGCTGCTGGCGAGCTGGGACCTGACCGCGACGCAGGACGACGGCAGCGAGTGTGTGCTGCCGATCGACCGTGAGACGCTGGAAGGGCTGGGCATCCAGGTCCAGTGGACGCTGCTGAACGGCATGATGGCGGCGCAGGGCGAGCAGGGAAAAGCGGCGGCGCCGGAGGGCTCAGTGAGCGCGCCCGCCTCCGACGCTACCTCGTCACCGACGGCGGGCTAGGCGCGCTGCCCGACTGGTATCCGCTGGTGCGCGCCGCGCGCTATCTCGGGGTCGCGCCGTGGGTGTTGCTCGACCAGGCCGCCGCCTGGGTCGCCTGGGCGCTCGTGGCAGAACGCGCCGAGAGCGAAGCCGCCGAGGAACTGGCGCAACAGCAGAGTCAGGTATAAATCCGTCGTCGTCCGGACATAGGCCGAAGGATCGGCCGATTTCCCGCCCCATTTCCACCGGTCAAACACCCCGCCTCACGTTTCCACCCCGCTAGAATCGCCTTACACGGCCACGTAGGAGCCCAATCCTGCGCCGTTTCCACTCCCCGCTCCGCGCTCCGCGCTTGCCGCTCTCGCCTGCTAGGAGGCCACCAGATGCCTGTCAACGCCGCGCAACTGCTCGTCACGATTGGCGCCAATGTCGGCGGCGCGCAGGCCGGCATCACGGGCCTGGCCTCGATGCTCGGCTCGAAGGGCATGCTGGCGCTGGCGGCGGTGGGCGCGGGCGCGGCCATCGCGGGCATCGGCGCCGTCGCTCTCCACATGGCGGGCGACTTCCAGCAGGGACTCACCACGCTGGTAACGGGCGCGGGCGAGAGTCAGTCCAACCTCGGTCTGATCCAGGCGGGTGTGCTGCAGATGGCGCGCGACACCGGCACGTCCACCAAACAACTCACCGATGGCCTGTACATGATCGAGAGCGGCGGCTACCATGGCGCGCAGGCGCTCGACATCCTCAAAGCCGCCGCTGAGGGCGCGAAGGTGGGCGCCTCAGACCTGGGCGTGACGGCGGATGCCACGGATACGATCCTCAAGAACTATCCCGGCGTTGCCAACGGAGCGGCAGGCGCGGTCAACACCCTGATCGCCACGGTCGCGCACGGCAAGACGCACATGCAGGATCTGGCCACGGCGCTCTCCGCTATCCTGCCGACCGCCGCCGCGGCGGGCGTCGGCCTCAATGATGTGATGGGGGCGATGGCCGCGCAGACCGCCGCCGGTGTGCCGGCCGCCGACGCCGCTACCCACTTGCGTCAGATGCTGATCGCGCTCGAGGCGCCCTCCAGCGCTGCCAAGAAGGCGCTCGAAGGCGTCGGACTGACCACTGATCAGGTGGCAGCTGAGATGCACAAATCGCTGCCGGGCGCGCTGCAGATGATCCAGGAGGCCGTCGAGAAGAAGTTTCCCAAAGGCAGCGCCGAATATCTCAACGCCATGAAGAACATCAGCGGCGGCATGCGGCAGATGCAGGGCATGCTGATCCTGACCAGCCAGACCGGCATGAAAAACTTTAGCGCCGACGTGGGCATCATCTCCAAGCAAGTGCAGCACGGCGGACAGCAGGTCGCGGGTTGGAATCTGGTGCAGAAGAACTTCAACCAGCAGGTCGCACGCGCCGCGGAGGTGGCCGAGACACTGATGATCCAACTCGGCCAGAAGCTGCTACCGGTCGCGACGCGTCTGTTCGGTTTCCTGGCCGATAACGCCATCCCGACCATCGAGAACGTGACGAAGTTTCTCAGCGGCAATAGCGCGCAGAGTCAGATCGTGCGCGACACGCTGATCGTGCTGGCCATCGCCATCGCGGGCGCGCTGGTGGCCGCCTTCGTCGCGTGGGCTATCGCGGCGGGTGCGGCGGCCGTCGCCACCATCGCCGCCACCTGGCCGCTGCTGCTGATCGGCGCGGGTATCGCGCTCTTGATCGCGGGCATCATCCTGCTGGTAACGCACTGGGGTCAGGTGACCGACGCGCTGGGGCGCTTCAAGGCCATGCTGGGCCAGGTGGCGGGCGACATTGGCTCCTTCGTCGGCAACGCCATGAGCCAGCTCGGCGGGTTCACGCACAACGCGCTGGACGCCTTCGGCTCGCTCATCACCAGCATTCCTGGCACGATGCTCAAGCTGGGCGAGCAACTGATGAAGGCGCTGGCCGATGGCATCAGGAGCGGCGCCAGCCATGTCGCCGACGCGCTCAAGAACGTGCCGCTCTTAGGCGGCGCCAGCGCCGACCTCACCAAGCTCATCCCGCACTTCGCCAGCGGCGGCGTGATGGCGGGCGCCGGTTTCGCGCTGGTCGGCGAGCAGGGGCCCGAACTGGTGCAACTGCCCGGCGGCGCGCAGATCACGCCGATTGCCTCCGGCAGCGGCCAGAGCGGCATCAGCCCGCTGCCGGCTGGCATGCGGCCGCTCTACGGAGCGGCCAGCGCGGCCAGCGCGGGCGGCCAGTCCGTCGTCCTCCAGATCGACGGCCGCCGCATCGCGCAGGCCATCCTGCCCTACCTGCCCGACGCCATTCGCCAGGCCACCGGCGCACGGCATATGTAGGCCGCCATCTGGCGAGGAGGAGTCACCACCATGCCGGACGGCGCACAGTATACGGTCAAACTGGCGGGCGTCACCGTCACCGCCATCGGGGGCACGCTCGACATCCAGAACCAGATCGGCCAGCGCTCGACCGGCAGCGTGACGGTCGAGAGCGCGCTGGGCGTCTCGTATCCCTATGGCACCGAGGTGCAGGTCTACGATGAGACGAGCGCGCTGGTCTACAGCGGCTTCGTCACCAAAGACAAGGCCTACAAGGATCCCGGCGCGCGGCAGGGCAAGGTCTGGCTGTTGCACGATCTGCAACTGATGGACAACTGCTACAAAGCCGACAAGCGCGTGGCGTTCTACACCACCTTGCAGCGCTCAGCGGGCCTGATCGTGCAGGACCTGTGGCGTCAGTACCTGGCCGCCGAGGGCGTGACCTACAGCGGCGTCAACATCGCCACGGGCCCGACCATCACCGAGGTGATCTGGAACGGCAAACAGGTCAGCGCCTGTCTCGATTATCTGGCGACGCAGTGCGGCTACTGGTGGAACATCGACAAAGACGGGGCGCTCTTTTTCCTGCCCTACGGCGGGCTTCCGGCGCCCTGGATACTGGACGGCACACAGGTCGAATCGACGCAGAACCTCGCGGTGACGTTTGGCAACACGCGCTACGTCAACCGCCAATACGTCCGAGGCGCCTATGCCGAGACCGGCGTGCAGACCGATACGCGGCATGGCGACGGCGTCTCGCGGGCGTTCACCCTCTCCTATGAGGTGGCCAGCGTCTCGGCGTCTGGCCTCAGCATCACGCTCAACGGCGTCGGCCAGTCGTTTGGAACCAAAGGCGCGACGGGCCAGCAGTGGTATGTGGCGATTGGCGACGCGGTGGTGGCGCAGGACACCAGCGGCGCGCTGCTGGGTAGTGGCGACACGCTGGTCGTGACCTATAAGGGGCGTTATCCGATCACGGCGCTGGCGGCTGACGCGGGGCTCATCACGGCGCAACAGGCGCTGGAGGGCGGCGGGACGGGCTACGTCGAGGCGCTCTACACCGATACCAAGATCCACAGCCAGGGCGCGGCGTTCCAGGTCGCCGGTGGGCTGCTGGGCCACTACGGCCAGGAAATGACGGTGCTCGAGTTCGACACGCTCACCGCGGGGCTGCACGATGGCCAGATGCTGACCGTCAACCTCAGCGATTTTGGGCTCACCAGCGCGCAGATGCTGGTCTCGGGCGTCGACATCTCCGACCAGCGCGACGGCATCAACATCTGGTTTCACATCAAGGCGGTCGGCAGCCCGTATGATGTCGCCAACTGGCAGACCTATTTCCAGTCGCTGATGAACCAGCAACTGGAGGCCTCGGAGTTGACGGACACCGCTGATGGCAGCGTGTTGGCGGAGCTCGTCGCCTCGTCGTTCACGCTGCACCTGCGCGCCACCGGCAGCCTGACCACGACGGTCTGCTCCATCTTTCCGATGACCTTCCCGTTTGCGCTCTGTTAGGAGCCGTCTAGGAGCCGTCTAGGAGCCGTCGATGACAAACTGGGCAACCTACACCAATGCGGGGCTGACGCTGCTCGCCACCGCTCGGCAGAGCAATGGCGCGGATGTCGCCGTCACCTATGTCGGCATCGGCCTCGGCTGCGGCACACTGGCCAGCGCGCTCACCAGCGGCACGGCCTATACGTCGCTGACACTGGCAGCCGCGCTGACCGCCAACCTGGCGATCGGGCAGACGCTCGTCCTCGTCAACAACGCGGGCAACAGCGTGAGCGCGACCGTGGCGAGTCCGGGCGCGTCGGCGGGCGCGACCAGCATCCCGATCAACAGCCTCACCCCCACCAACACCTACAGCAGCGGCTCAGGCGTCACCACCGCGCCCGCCGCCACCGATACGGCGCTCTTTGATGAGACCTATCGCATCGCCGCCATTCCGGGCAGCCCCGGCGCCAACCCCGGCGAATCGCTCAACAACACCTATTTCGACCCGTCGGCGCCGAGCGCCACCTATGTCGAGGTCGGCTATTTCGGCGGCACGGCGTCGGCCACCCCCGGCACCGGCACGCTCTTGGCGCGTGACGCGCAGCTCTGGCAGCACACCATGAATGCCGATAGCGCCAGCTTCCAACTCGATACCAAACTCAGCCTAACGTAAGGAGGGCCACGCAATGGCCAATACGCTGCATGGCCCCTTTGTCAAGGGCGCGTCGAACGCGACCGGCTCCTATGGCACGGGCGTCGGACAGTCCAACACGTTCACCAGCGGCAACGCCAACAACGATGAGACGCAGGCGAGTGTGGCGCTGCACAGCTTCAATCCGCATATGATCGGCGCGGGCTTCGTGCTCTCCGGCGTCGTCTGCACGAAGGATGGCACGACCGCGTCGCAGTTGGATGTCGCCAGCGGTGAGGCCTACCTCATCCAGAGCGATGGCACGCCGACGCTGTGTGACGTGGCCGCGACCACCTTCTCCACCACCGGCAACCCGTCGACCACCATGTACCTCGACCTCAACCCTGATGGCTCCTGGTCGTGGGCCACCACACACAGCGCCGTGACGAATCACCTGACGATCTGTAGTATCACCACCGATGGCTCCGGCAACATCAGCACAGTGACTGATGCGCGCGTGCTGGGAACGACGCTGCTCGCTGCCATGACGGGCCACCTGGCGCTACCCACCCTCAATGGCGTGACCATCGGCGGCGGCGGGTCCAGCTCCATCGCCCCCGCGCTCTCGTTCATCT